ATGCTAACTGAAGTGCAAATAAAAAAAGCCAAATCAGCTGAAAAACCATACAAACTGAGCGACACAAAGGGGCTTTTTTTGTTGGTATCGAACTCTGGTTCGAAGCTATGGCGCTTTCGTTATCAGCGTGATGGTAAAGAATATTTGCTTTCATTGGGATCATATCCCGATTTATCGCTTTCGGACGCACGGGATCTACGTGATGAAAAACGTAAAGTCGTGAAAAGCGGCGGAGATCCTAAAGCTGTAGCGAATCAGCCACCATCAGATGCGGATGGCCTGACTTTTGAAGTGCTGGCACGTGAATGGTTTGAACTTCAAAGACCTATGTGGGTAAAGCGGCACGCTGATGATGTTATTGAGAGCCTAGAGGCGAGGGTCTTCCCATTCATTGGTACAGTACATCCCGATGATATAAGTGCGCCTGACGTGCTGAAACTGCTTCGTGAGATCGAAAAGACGGCCATCGAAACAGCGAAGCGCGTGAGACAGCGGATTTCAGCAATTTTTGTCTACGGTATATCCTCCAGCCAAGCATCGAATGATCCGGCGCATATTGTCAAAGGTGCACTGGCGCCGCTGCGAAAAAGCAAGCAGCCTGCCGTCATCACTCTTAAGGATGCTCGCGAAGTTTTGATAAAGGCTGAAGCTGAAACGGCTCATCCGGTTACCAAGCTGGCGATGCGCCTACTTGCCTTGACGTCCGTCAGGCCGGGTACATTGATCACGACACCTTGGACGGAATTTACGGATCTCGATAAAGAAAATCCAGTCTGGCATATCCCGGCAAGTCGGATGAAGTTGAAGTTGGAACATAAGGAAGATGCGCGCCGCGATCATCTTGTACCTTTGTCGAGGCAGGCAATTGAGGTGATCGAAGCAGCTAAGAAAGAGTCGTGGGGCGCGACCTATGTTTTCCCAAACGTTCGTCACCGTTTTAAGCCAATGTCGGAAAACGCACTGAGTTATCTACTGAAGCGAGCGCATTTATCTGGAAAGCATGTGCCGCATGGTTGGAGGTCGACTTTCTCAACAGTCATGAACGAAAACTACCCCAACGATCGAGCCATAATTGATCTGATGCTTGCGCATGTCCCGAAAGATAAGGTTGAGGCCGCGTACAATCGAGCGATGCATATGGGGCGGCGGCGTGAGCTGGCACAGATTTGGGCTGATATGCTGCTTGAAAAAATGGCCCCAGCAGAAGAACTTTTACTAGGGCCAAAACGATAGGTTATTAGGCGCGTGGAAGACATTGCAGCCATTCAACAATTTCATCCTCGCGCCATCTTATCTTGTTTGCTCCCAGCCGTAATGGCTTCGGAAACTTACTATCTTTCACATACTGATAAATTGTCGTTTTTCCCAGAGTTGTGAGGCGCTTAACATCATTAACATCGAGGAGCCGTGGCGCTTGAATGTGGTCAAGATTTCTGTGTTGAGCGGGTGAGTGTTGGGTTTTCATGTTACTATCCGCCTTTCACGGCTACAGACTGAGATGGCAGGGTAAGGATAATTGATACGATTTTGCGAAGTGTGGTCATATCAAGCCCACGATCTGCGCGCCCAAAATGGCGGCAACGCTTAAGCTGGCAAAAAGCACAGCGAGGACGATCTTATGGTTGAGGCTGCCATCGTGTGTTTTGTACGCGGATGGCAAATTAAATCCGCAAGACTGGTTGCGATTATGCATGGAGGACAACCTCCGGCATATGCAGCGGACGCTTGATTAAAACTGTGGAAGGCTGGCCTTCCAGAGCATCTGCTAAAGCCGCAACAGCATTGAGTGGTGCCGGATCCCAGATTTCAATCTGGGCATCGCTTGAACGGTCGCCATCCAAGACGCCATGAAGCGCGGCGCGATCAGCTTCATTTAGGTTGCGCCATTTTTGGATATCGAAGTCGCCGAACAGGATACCGCGAGGCGATCCGCGTTGTGTTGTGCCAACCGAAAAGCCGTGAGCTTGCAGCAATTGTTCAGCGCGCCGGGCGGCGACAAAGTCGCCATGATCCGTCAGTCTTGCCATAAAAATGATGTTTGACATTGGTTGTCGCTTCCAAATAGCGTTCAAATTCAAGCAGCTTGCGCTGTTCGAAGGGTATTAATTTGGGGGTGATTGGAATGCGGGGAAAAATTGGTGCGTGGGCGATAGCGGGCGCGATGCTCTGCACACAAACGTCGATTGCTATGACCATCCAAGAGGTTATCGACACGCTCGGCGATGTCGCTGCAATTGAGCAAATTTGCCCGATGGTGAGCGCGATTCAAGACCAGTCGGTCCTGAGAAGTTTTTTCGACAAAAACAGCGTTAAATGGGAGCTGTTCGATGCTTCCGGCCCTTACAATGCCGACATCGATGTTGCTATGCTGCGTGCTACAAACCGAAGAATGGATTACTCGGTTAAAAAGAACTGCGATGACGGTATAGCGCTCTATGGCCCGGAAGGCAGCGTCCATTCGGGTTTTGTCACTGGTAATGCCGAGAATTGGCGTAGCTTCAACGACATTTCGATCAACGCATTTATTGAAACTATCGGTGACATTGGAGCTTTGGTGAAAATATGCTCGTCCATGACTATGGGCGGACACAATGTCGAGGATGTATTCGGGCGCTTTAGGCAGAATTCCGGGCTCAATACCACCAATGCCTACATCGATCACCTGATTTTCAAGGCTGTTGACGGCATGGAAGGCGAAAGCAACCACGCATTCGCGAAGCGCAAGATGATGTCCGCTAGTGAAAACTGCGATGATGGTTGGCGACTTTATGGCCCAGGCGGCACAATAATCCCCGGCCTTTTCACAGATCGCAAACCCCAGAACTGATAGCTTCGCGTCACTTGAATGAATGAACATTGGTCTCTCCGCTTAACCCCGGAGAACCGACTGCGCTTTCTACTCATACCCAATCCAGCGCAGCCAGTTTCCGTCGAGGGGCAGAGGCAAAATGCGCATTACGCACATTTGTGTCAAGCAAAAATGTGCGTAACGAGCAATAATAATGTGCTTTAAACCGACAGTGTGATGATCTTTCTACGAATCCCAGCTTGTGGACAGTGGGAATATGTGACCATTCTTATTAAATTTGCATTAATATGTTCTTGATGCGTTCTCATCAATAGTGCATCATTGATGCCGGAAAAGGGGCGCGTTGTGGATACTAAAGATGAAATGCTGACCGTGTGGGAAGGGCTTTCTCATCATGAAAAGCAGGCATTTATTGCTTTCTGGCAGCAATCAACGTCCTTAAAAGCGGAAGCATCGCCTTCCTCTCTTCTTCGGTGGCTTCGTCAGCGAGACGATAAAATTCTTCATCAATATCAGCAGATTGATCAACTTTAGCAGTTGCGGGGCCTTTGCCTTCGCCTGTTAATAGCCATGCCTCGCTAACACGGTAGGCGCGTGCATATGTGGCGGAAACCCTACCTATACCTCGGTTGCCCTGTTCGTGCTGAGCATATGAGTTGTAGTTCCATCCGAAATACTCACACGCGCTCTTCGCGGTTTTGAAACCACGGGAGGTACGTGCTTCTTCTAGACGTTTTGCAAAATCTGGGCGTGTATCAATCATGATTTGCATATTGCACACTTTCAATGTGCGTTTCGTCTTGACAAAGAATTGTGCCTAACGCACATTCCGCGACATGAACGAAGCACCTTTACATATCCCGACGATTAGAAAGGCCCTTAATCTGACCCAGTCTCAACTGGCAGATATGGCTGGCGTTAATCTTTCAACAGTCTGGCGCTGGGAGAATGAGGGCATTCCAAAACGCGGACCAGCAAGAGCCCTGCTTGATCGCTTGTATTTGGAAGCTTTGCGAATACCGAATTCCCCCGCCAGTTCCTCGGTGGGTGATGATGCCGGAGCGTCCGTTACGCCCCCCGCCCAACTGGGCGCTCCGGCAATCTGTGAGCAGGGTAGAGAAGAGGTATCTCACCGGGTTCATACCCCGGAGATCGCCGGTTCGAATCCGGTCCCTGCAACCAATTCCAATTCGCCCGCTGACCTCCCGTCGGGCGAACCCGGAGCGCGGCTGGCTGCCACTCGCCGCGCTCCGGCATTTGTTTCCGGAGGTCAATTGCGATGATCTGGCGAGGTTGTGATCCATGAATTTTCAATTCCTGTAATGCCGTTCTGACGGTTTGAAATTCTCAAATTTTTGACCTTCCCACCACGGGAAACGACGCTGGATTTTCCCGGCGCGGGAAAGCTTTTGTCTCAAGGACTTCACAGTATGGCCGATATCGAACCTCGTGAATTCACCGAACGCTGGCGCATGCGGGTTTTGGCTGCCCAGACAGACCTGATCGACGCGTATGGCGGTAGCCGTCGCGTAGTTGAAAAGTTTTCAATTTCCAAAAGTCAGGTCGGGCGGTGGTATGGCGGGGTTGACCGCGACACGATGCCAACGCCGGTAGTAATGGCACTTGAAGGTTATGTTGGCCGCCCGATTGTTACGGGCATCATGGTCGAGTTTCTGGGGCTCGAGGTTGGCGGGTCGGTCATTGGTAAACCTGTCGAGGCTTGCCTCTCTGCACTCAACGCCGATCTGGTCGAGTTAAGTGGAAATATGATGGTCGAAACGGTTCGCGCTAAGGCGGATGGTGTTTTGACGCCATCCGAAGCACAGCAATTACGTAAACTTTCACGTCAGATAGCAAAAATCCACGCGGACATTGATGGACGCCTTGCTGCCGTTGAAGCACGGGAGTTTTCCGAACCGCGTGCGGTGGCCGAATGAACGCCGCGCAAATTCTCAAATATCTCAAGTGGTCGAATGGCCGATGGGTGATGTGCTGGCGTCACCCAGTCACTCGTTACGGCTGCAACCGCTCGCGCCACTTTGTTTCCGGCTTTCCAACTCAGGCCGATCTCGTTGCGCGCCGTGTTGTTGATGCGGTTTCACCTCTCACTAAGAAGCAAAAACCCCATGTCATAGGAGGACTTAAATGAGCCGGGTAATGCGTTCGTTCCGAGAAATGCTCGGATTGCTGTCGCGTGGTGATTTCACGCGCAAACTTGATGAAGAAATGGCGCTTGCAATCGAGGCATTGGAAAACATGCCCGGCGACAAGGGTAAGGCCACGATGACCGTGACTATCGATTTTAACTACGAGCTGGGCCGCATCGACATTGATCCTAAGGTCAAGGTCAAGCTGCCCGACACTGCCAAGTTCATGAAAACACCGTTCTGGTCTTTGGACGGTGCACTGAGCATCGAGCATCCAAGCCAAGTTGACATGTTCCTTCGTGACGCCGGGCCAACGTCAAGCGCCGCCGCCGAAGGCTGATCTTTTTTTAACCGGAGAGTAAAACCATGGAAGATACGAAATCCATTGTCGGCCTCAATGCCGCAATTCTCACACTAACCGGGCTGGCCAATAAGGCCAGTGATCCGGAAATCGTGAGTGTTTCCACGAAAGGCTTGGCCAAAGGGCTGGCCGACGAAGTGCCGCTGGCGTTTGATCGCAACAATCAAAAGTTTGCCTCGGTCAAAAGCCTGCTTGAAGAGCATCGCATTGCGCCAGAACGCCGCCGCGGTACTGCGCATACCGATGTTTTGGCAAGCTTTATTGACCTCACGAACCGCCACAAGGATGACGGCTCGGTCATTTTCGGCAAGGCCAGTTGGCCGAATCCGAAACTCACTTCGATCATCGATTATCACGATCTCGATAATGAGCCGCGCTTTGGTGAGCATCGCGTGGAATACGCATTCCCGGTTACGGAAGAATTCACCGCATGGGTGAAGTACAACGCGCAGCCGATGGAACAGGCAGAATTTGCGCTATTCCTTGAAGAGCATTCGGTTGAATTGTGCGCTCCTACCGATGGCGAGCGTACTGAGTGCGAACGTCTGTTCAATGAAAAGATGGCGACACCTTCCGAGCTGGTCATGCTCGCCCGTCATCTGGAAGTATTTGTCAGCGCGACGGTGAAGCAAGGCACGCGGTTGCAGACCGGCGAACGCACTGTTGAGTTTAAGGAAGAGCATCAGAACGCAAAGGGTGAGCCGGTCGTTATTCCGGGCATCTTTATGATTTCGGTTCCAGCCTTCGTTGATGGTGACAAGGTTCGTATTCCGGCGCGCCTGCGTTATCGCATTAAGGGCGGCGATATTGTCTGGTTCTATCAGCTTTATCGTTGGGAGAACGTGCTGCGTGAACAGGTCCAGCGTGATCTTGCCGAAGCTGCCGCAAAAACCGGCCTTCCATTCTTCGAAGGCTCGGCAGAACGCTAATGTTTTACGCTTCCTCATGCCGCACAGAAAGCAATCCGATAACTGCCGCAGCTATGCGCGCGCAGCGCTTGCGCGAGGAAGCAGGCAAAGCTCCGGTGGTGCCAAAACTGGCACCACCGGTTGAGGTTGCGCCTGTCGTCACCGCGGATCCCGCGTCACCGAGGAAAACGCGGCCTAAGAAGGTGAGCAATGCCATCGCCGATGACGTCATCCTTCGTCGGGTGAATCGCAAGTGGGTTCAATTTTTTGGTGAGGTGGCCAAAGCGGGTGCATTACCAGTTGCTGATCTATATCGCCCTGATCTCGTCACCATTATTCGCCGCATATGTCGCGCCTTTTCCATATCGCCCCGCGATGTCCTTTCAAAATCGCGTCGTGTTGATCTCATTTTGCCTCGTCAGGCGATCTATTACTGGGCGCTTCGTTTGACCCCACTTAGCAGTGTCGAAATCGGCGTGAAGCTTGGCGGACGCGACCATTCAACAATTATTTATGGCGTCCGTATCTATCGCAAAAAGCGCCAGCAGAGCGGTCGCTTCCTTCGCACAGTGAGGCGCGCACGATGAATGATCGTCTGTCGCCACGCGAAACTATTTTGATCATCATCATCGCTGTTCTGGCTGAAACGCCAGTCGCAGCTTTCCTCGTTTACATCATCTGGTTCGCAGGAGAGCGCTGACATGCGTGAGTACGATCCGGCTGACGATTCCAAAAAATGCTATGACCTTGCTGTCCAAGTGAAGCGTGAGCGTGGCGATACGCATTGGCCGCAACGCGATCCGCATGAGCGCAAGGTCGTCATCGGCAATTGCACGCTCTATCTCGGTGACTGCAACGCGATTGTTCCCACGCTCGGAATGATCGACGCGCTTGTTTCGGACCCGCCATATGAGTTCGAAACTTCAGGCGGCGGCAAGTTTCGCTCGAAGCGTCCGAACATGGATCAAATTGCGGCCGTCGGGCTTGATCAAGGCTTTGATCATAGAGTTTTTACCAGCGAGCAATTCGGCTCTGTGGTGTTCTTCGCGCACAATGATCAGTGGGCCGATCTACTGCCGTATCTCGCATGGCAGTATGATCGTTATGCAATCATCCCATGGATGAAGCCGAATGCCATGCCGGTGGCGAATAAGCATTATCGGCCTGATATCGAAATTTACGTTCATGCCTGGAATAGCGGCTTTCATCCCGTTGGCGACCTACAGCAGAAAAAGCGCTTCATCATCGCCAAGAATGGCCAAGACAGCGATGTCGCGCATCCAACGGTTAAGCCGCAGACCGTCATGTCGAAAATCATCTGCAACGTTGCAGGGCAGGTGGTGCTTGATCCGTTTATGGGCAGCGGCTCGACAGGCGTTGCCTGCGTAACCGCTGGCCGCTCTTTCATTGGCATCGAACGTCACGAGCCTTATTTTGAGATCGCATGTGAGCGGATCCGCAAGGCTCATGCACAGTGCGACATGCTGGTTGCAACTCCGCCGCTATCAGAGCCTTCAAAACAGGAGGGCTTTCTGTGACCGCAAGCCCGAATCTTATCGGCGGAATGAACGATAATATTCTGCCAATCTTGCAGGCTATGATCGGTGCTGCAAATGACGCTGATCGCGCATTGGTGCTGCTGGTTTGTCCTATCCGTATCATGATCCAGTATCAGCCATTCTTGGAGCGTTCATGCTCTGAGCATGGCTTTGAGGCTGGATCCGAATATCTCACGTGCTTTTACGCTGCCATGAGCCAGACGCGCCGCAATGGTGAGCTGGTCAATCTGGCGCTCGATCAAGCACGCCAAACGCTTCTTCTACTTACACAAAATGACGGGGGTGACGCATGAGCGATATGCTTATTCGCCAGTCTGTCAGCGTGCGCGATGCAACCAGATCCACTGGTCGGCGCATCATGCAGGGATATGTCAGCAATGGACTGGCTATCGTTGCGCATGAAATCGTTGACGAACTGAAAACTGATCAAGCGATAGCACGCTGGATTGACGGCCGTCGCAGGGGTGAGCGTCCCGGCGAACAATGCACGGCTGGCTTTATCCTTGTTCATGAAAACAGCAGCTATGTGCTGACGCCGGTGGGTTGGCTTTTGCCAAACCGCGATGCCGCGGCAACGTGCGTTCGCCGCCTTGTGAATCGCTTTGGCAATTTGTTTGAGGGCGGCGTGAATAGCATCCAGTCGCTATCCAGTGCGGTTTGTCAGGCGCAACGTGATGCTGGCGCGTTGACCGGCAGGCATCATCATCTGCGCCAGATGGATGCCTTGTTTGACGAAGGCGAATATCAGCGCAAGCTGGCCGAATTGCGCGCCATTAAGCAGCCCGTGCACCACGGCGCGTCTCCCTATCAGGAGGCGGCGGAATGAAGGAAGAGGCAACAATCCGCCGTGGCGCTCGAAACGCGCGTTATGCGGCTATTCCAAATCATGTGTTTGAAGAAGTGCGTCTCTCGATGGAGGCTCGCTGGCTTCTTGGCTATCTGTTGTCAAAGCCGGACAATTGGACCGTTGTGCTGCGCGACATCATCAATAAAGGAAATTGCGGTCGTGACAAGGCGCGTCGAATGGTTGCTGAGCTGGTCGAGCTTGGTTATGCGCAAAAAGAGCAGGCGAGGGACGGCGGACGTTTTAGCGCCTTGTCACTTGTCATCTATGATGAGCCGTTTGCAATCGAAGTGACTGAAAGTGTTGCATCTTTACCGCAGACTGAAAAACCGTCGACGGTAAATCCGTTAACGGAAAAACCGGCGCCGGTAAATCCCCCCCTAGTAATAACTGATAATCTAGAAAATACAGATAATAGATCTGAGAGAGGCGCGAGCGCGAATGATCAGGAAGATCGAAAGAAAATAGAGAAGGCTTACTGGAAGCTGGTTCGGTCATGGCCAAAGCTCGATGGAACACCGCAGGCCAAGTGGTTCGATTCATGGTTGGCACTAACGCCGGAAGAGCGCATTCTTGCCGCTGAAAAGCGCGATGCGTGGGTTGAGTTACTTCGCTCCAATGGTCGCGATCATATTCACGTTCCCGGTACTTACTTCGAAAACAAGCTCTGGGAGCAAGTGCCAGACGCTCCGACTGTATCAACAGACCAACCAGCTCGCCTTGAAGCCAAGCCTTTCGGGAAGCTGTTCGGTATCGAAGTCTATCGGAATTTTTTGACGGTATCGCCGGGCATGATCTCTGCGCCTACGGCTTTTGAGCGTGCGCAGATCGAAAGTAGTGAGCGAACCGAAGGCGAAATCTATCGCGAAAAGCTTGTGAAACAAGGCTGGACCGCTGTTGAGGGCATGTTTGAACGTGCTGTGACGGGTCGTTCAGCCGTTGTGTCTGCTCGCTTTGATCCACTACGCGAGCGGATGGAATCCGTTAGCGTCGGCAGTGAGCGTTGGTTTGCATGGAAGGCATACCACGAAGAGCGTGGCTGGCGTTGGTATCCATCACCTGACTGGCTGAAATGGGTTTGTTTCCCAGCAGGTGGCCCAGATCGAATGAAAGACTTTGAAACAGCTCTGAGGGGAATTGGTGATGATGATGGCAGATAAGCGTCTCACTGAGCATGCAGAAGAAATTGACCTCACACGTTGCTATGCAAAGCTGGATCGTTTCATGGATGAACGTAAGCGCAGACGAGCTGCAATTCAAAAGGCCGCTATTCGCGCTGATAGTGATTCGCCATGGTTGGTGCTTCGAGTGATGACTGGACGTGAACTTTGCGTAAAATCTGCACTTGAAGCTGTGGATATCGAAGTTTTATCACCAATGAAAATGGGGCCAAAAATCAGGCGGCAAGGGCGTGAAATTCCTCCTAAACAGCAACCCGTTATGATTGGATATGTGCTGGTGCGGGTGGTAATGAACGACGATAATTATGCAACTTTATTAGGTTTTGAACATGTCGTTTCTATCCTCGGAGGATATGAAAAGCCATATGTCGTCAAGGCAAAAAAGATTAATGAATTCAATAATAAAGCAGAGAAAGGTGAATTTGATCATCAAGTACCGCACGCTGTGTTTGCGGGGGTGAGACGAGTACGGATCCGCGATGGTGTATTTGCAGGTATCGAGGGGGAACTAGTGTCTGGTGGTGGCAAGGGAAAAGGGATTGCTGTCGTGGAAATCAAGATCTTTGGGCAGCCGACACCTATGATTATGCCGCTTGCTTTTCTGTCGCCGCTATGACTCAAATCGGCTTCTGGATGATCCGGTTTAGATAGTGATCCTCAATACACGGTAGCACGTGGGGAGCGAAGCTCCTGAGGTGTCCACGCTCGGACCCCGCCCTGACAGTCTCAATCACGAGACATCGATTCAGGTGCAGAGCGTAAGCTATGTCTGAAACTCCCCAACTACATTGAGCGCCTTTAAGGCGCTCTTTTATTAGATGCTTTCAGCGTGATGTATTATACGCGCAATCTCGCTCGGGTTTTCAATCCCGCTATCATAGATACCGTAAACACGCTTCGCGAGCGTTTGAGCTTCGCGTTCCGTTAGAGATGGTCTGCCGAGCAAATTGCAGGTTTCACGATATGCCCTTTGTAGAGCTCTGAGCTGATCGGGATTGTAGGTGCCAACAAAGGAATGTGCACGGAGAGGCATTCATTTCTCACGTCATCTCGGCATAAGCTTGCTGATGTCTATACAGCGCTCTGCAATTGTTTCGGGATCTCGCTCTCCATCTTCAAACAAACGAATGATAATGCGAGCGAAATCCTCTAACTCCTCATCTGTGACGGAAGAATGACCAACTTGTGTGAGACAGCTATCGTATGCTGCCCGCATGATTTGGACTTCAGATGGTGAATAAGCACCGCGAATACCTGCTGAACGAAATGGCATGTTGCTAACTCCCCCTTTAACCAGGCCCAATTGAACGCCTGTCATTCAGGATGTGCAACATGAAATGCCGTAACATTCAGTTTTGAGTCAAACCAACATGTCAACATCAGACCAGTTATTGACTGTTAGTTAGAGGCAGTTCGCTTCTGCCAGTATCGGTTGCGCAAGCGTGGCGCGAGAAACCACGAAATACCTGGACTGAGCACGATGCTTGCGATGACTGCGACAGGCAACCAGAACTTTGCATCCGCATTAAGCGATGGAATGGTAAGCACCGTGATCGCGCCAATACCAAAAATAACGGCGTTGACCATGAGGCTGAGTAGCGCTGCAATCTGAAATCTTACCGACATGATGATGTCCTCCTGCGATTCTAACGTCAGAAATGCAATCAGGTTCCCGTTTGCCTTGGTTGAGAGTAACCTCTTTATAAGAGGGTAGGGTTCTATGAAGCTTGATGTCTCGACTGGACCTAACGGATCCGCAGCGGCTTTTCTGAACTTAGACATAAGCGGCTTTGATGCACTGCTGACTTCGCTTGAACGTGATGTGATGCCGAAAGCTGCTGTTGCCGCGCTTAACCGGACTGCTGCTGTCGGTCGGCTTGAAGTCCAAAAGGAATTGGAACTCAAACTTGACGCGGTGACCCCATTTGCAAAACGCGGTGTTATCTACGAACAAGCGAACAAAGATCGATTATCGGCAACGGTTATGATTTCTGGCCGATCATGGGGCTTGAAGAACTCAACACCGCCTGCCAACTTCCTGACACCGCAATTCTTTGGCGGGCAGCGTAATCTCAAGTCATTTGAACGACAATTGCAATCAGCCGGTCATCTGAGGTCTGGCGAGTATGCAGTGCCTGCACGCGATACGCCACTTGATCAATATGGAAACGTAAGGGTAGCCCTTATCGTTCGCATACTTGCTGATCTGCAAGTCACGCCACGAACCGAGGGCTTCAACCGCAAACGCAGTGAGGCTTCGACCAAACGTAACCGCAACTATCGGTTCGCTCGTTTCTTCATTGCAGACCGCAATTCGCACCTCCACCCCGGTGTTTGGCAACGCGACCCTCGCGATAACAGCATCAAGGCCGTCTATTTGTTCGTTCGCATGCGGCCATACACCAAGCGCGTCGATTTCTTTGGTGTCGTGAAGAATGTTGCTGAAAAGCGGTTCGGTCAGTTCATGGCTGAGGAGATCGGCAAGCGGATGAAGCGGTGACAGACCGATGAGCGGATCCACCCCAAAAACGTTTCGGGTCCTTCCTCGCCGGGGCTGACTGCGGGTATTTCGCACGGCTGCATCGGGTCAGTCTGAGCCGGAATATGAAGCCTAAACTCAAGGCTAAACTCCTAAACTCAAACACTAAAGTTGGAACATTGAGCGCGGGATCAAGCGCCGCTGCTGCTTTATCCCGAGGTTCACAGATGATCGCAACGCAATCGTTGCCCACCATGACGAAGGGCGAGTTTGCCCGATTGATCAATGTCACGCCGGGCCGCGTCTCGCAGTACATTGCGTCTGGCCAAATTGGGCCGGATGCCTTGGATGGCACAGGACGCAGCGCACGCATCATCGTTGATAAGGCGCGCCGGCATCTGAATGGTCGGCTGGATGTTGCACAACGCGTGGGCCTCAATGGCCTTGGCACGCGGGTCTCGTCATCATCGGATCAAAAACAAGAACTTGATCTTTCAAGTACACCAATTGTTTCGGTACCGCGTTCACAAGGCGATGCCGTCTCAGACCAGATCGCACTTGAAAAACTAGAACAGGCAAAAATGCAGACCGCGCGGGCGCGCCGCGAGGAAGCACTTGCAGAGGGCCGGTACATTTTCGCGGACGAAGCGAGAGCAGAAATCACCCGTGCCGTTGCGATGGCTTATCGAGTGATGGAGGGCGGGCTTGCAGATATGGCGACATATTTAGCGGGCCAATTTGAAGTGCCACAGCGCGATATTCTGCATCACCTGCAGAGATCATTCCGCGATGTGCGTGCTCGTGCAGCCCAAGGCTTTAGTGAATCCGCGGAGAATGAACCGGCCCATATCGCTGACGATGATACGGATTCTGACAGTGAGGATGAAAAATGACACTTCTCTGCAATCCACGCCGTCTCACATATCTGGTGTTGATGCAGCAAACCGAGCCGCCGCCGCCTGTCGACTATCTGAAATGGGCGAAAGGCAACATTGTCTTTTCAGATCGTATCACCCAGTTTCCGGGTCCTTACAACGAGGCGCTGTTTCCATTCTTCTCGGAAATTCTTCGGGCACTCTCTCCCGAAGATGCTTGCCGCATGGTGACGATTTCAAAGTCGGCGCAGGTCGGTGGCACGGTACTCGCGAATATCTTCACACTCGGCACCATGGACATGGACCCATGCGATTTTCTCTACGTCCACCCGACCGAGGAAAACGCGTCTCGTTGGTCAAAGCAGAAGCTCATGCCACTGCTCAGAGAAACCACATCGCTGGCAGCGCTCTTTCCTGAGAAGAGCCGTGATGGTGGCAACTCGATCCACTATAAGGAACGCGCTGACGGTCGTGGCGCTATTCAGGCGGCGGGTGCAAATTCGCCTTCTGGCCTATCGATGATTTCACCGCGCAAGCAGGTGCAGGACGATCTGTCGAAATGGCAGAACAACGAAGCGGGTGATCCAGAAAGTCAGGCTGAAAGCCGATCCAAGGCGTTTATCTCGGCAAAGATCCTTAAAATTTCAACGCCGCTGATTGCGCCAGGCTGCCGGATTTCCAGCAACTTTGAACAAGGCACACAGGAACGCTATCACGTTCCTTGCCCGCATTGTCGTCACCTCCATGCGCTCGAATGGGAGAATATGCGCGATCACATCAGCGCAGATCATCCCGAGAAGGCTGGCTTCTTCTGCCCCAAATGCGGTGGCGAAATCCGCGAGCATCATCGGGCTTGGATGGTTGATCCTGCCAATGGCGCGGATTGGGTCGCAAAATATCCTGAGCGTGCGCGTTATCATCGCTCGTTTCATATCTGGGTGGCGTATTCGCCGCTTGAAAGTTGGGAAGCGTTGGCCCGTGCATATCTCAATGTGCAACGCGGCGGCCCGGATGACAAAGGCAAGAAGTCCGGTGCCGAACAGGTTTTCTTCAACGATTGGTTGGGGCAACCATTTGAAACTGATGGTGAAGCCGTTGGTTGGGAGTTGCTGCGAGATCGCGCCGAGCAAAGCAGCGTCATTCGTGGTGTTATCCCGCCACGTGCTTTGGTGTTGACTATTGGCATTGATGTTCAGGGCGACCGCGTGGAATGGCAGCTGCTGGGCCACGGCAAAAATCGCTATCGCGTTGTTATTGACCGAGGGGTATTTGACGATACGTCTGGGCGAAATCTGCCGGGATACGTGGCGCATTCTGGCCACATCTCTGAACCGCAAGTGCAGCATGCGTTGTCAAAGGTGATCCAACGAGAATGGCCCGATTTCTGGGGCAATCGACGCAAGGCCGATCTAACCGCAATTGACGGCAATGCCTACACCGAGGATGTGTGGGAATGGGCGCGAAAACATCCGATCACCGATGTGATCATGGTTCGCGGTGACAATCGCGAAGCTGCACCTATGTTGGGGCAGGTCAAGAAAGAAAAGGACAAGCGCGGTAAGCCACTCAAATATCAGCGCCGGTTCTTCAATTTCAATGCCTCGGTGATGAAGGCTTCGCTCTATCGGTCCTACAAAAAGGAAGATCCAGAGCAGACCGGCTATATCGAGTTTGCAAAGGGTCTGGGCGACGACTTTTTCCAGCAAGCCACGTCTGAACGCCGCGTTCAACGCAAGAACCGCGCCGGTCATCCTTATTATGAATGGGAGTTGCCCTCCGGTATCCGCAACGAAGCGCTGGATATGATCAATCAGGCGCAAGCTGCAGCCCTTCGTCTCGGCATAAATTACTGGACCGAGGAAGAATGGGACGCACTGGCAGAACGCCTCGCCAACGAGCCACCGCCCGCTCAGCTCGATCTTGAAGAAATAATGTTCCAGCCGACGCAAAATGCGCCGTCATCATCAAAGCATGAACCCCAAGACAACAACCCGCTCGTTGCAGCGGCAATTGCCAGAGCGCGTGCAAGAGCAACGCGCCGAGGCTAACAGGAGTCTCGAATGGCCAATCGTGAGATCATCAAACAACGTCTCACCGAGGCACAGGACGCATTGCATCGCCTGCTAACTGGCACCGCCACGGTACAGTTGAGCTATCAAGGTGAAAGCGTGACTTACACAACCGCCGATGAAGGGAAACTGCGCAATTATATTCGGGAATTAGAATCGCAGCTTGGTCTCGCACCTTCGCGTTCCCGCGCACGTCGCGTGGTGTTCGGATGAGCAATACAGTCATTCTTGATGGTGCGGGTCATCCGTTGCCTGAACCTGTGCGCGCAGCTGCGCGCCGACGATATGCAATGAGTGCGGCCTATAGTGCCGCCGGCAACGACCATTCCTCAATGGCGGCATGGCGGCCCGGGACCTACTCTGGACAATCGGCACTGGGCTTAAACCGGGACGTGGTTGTTGATCGCATCAATGATGCAGTTCGTAACAGCGGCTGGGCATCGGCGGGTGTAACGCGTCTCGTTGATAATGTGATTGGTTCCGGTTGGCGTTTGTCATCAAAACCGAATTCCAGAACGCTCAATCTCACAGAAGATGAGGCGGACGAGATCGGAGATCAGATTGAGGCGCTTTGGTCGGATGTGGCGACTGACCCACGTAACTGGTTTGATGCGGAACGCACAAAGTCGGTTTCAGGAATCTTAGGGCTGGCCGCGCGCCATCGATTTACAGATGGTGAAGCGTTTGCTGTTCTGCCTTACCGCATGGGCGGCAATGGTTACGGCACCTGCGTGCATGTTATCGATCCGGCCCGGCTCTCTAACCCCATGGGACAGATGGATTCCGACACACTGCGCGACGGTGTCGAACTGGATGAATATGGCGCTCCCATTGCTTACCATGTTCGCAAGGCCCATCCCGGAGATGTATTTGGCCGGATGCGGGAAAGCTTCATCTGGGAGCGTATCGAGCGCGAAGATGATTATGGGCGTCCGATAGCGGTTCATTCGTTTGAGGCAACCCGTGCCGGCATGACGCGTGGTGCCTCTCGTTGGGCACCAATCCTGCAGCAGCTAAAGCAGGTCTCGGATTATAACGATTACGAATTGCAGGCGGCGTCTCTAAATGCCGTTATGGCTGCTTTCATCAAGACACCCTTCGACATGGACCAGCTCGCAGATTCTCTTGGTGCTGGCGATATAGGAAAGTCGATCAATGCGTTATCGGCGGCCCAATCTGCCGCTTATGGTACTGATCCTATCCGCCTCAAAGGCGCTCAGATCAATTTCCTTAACCCCGGTGAAGATGTTGTCTTCACCAAATCTGAGCATCCGAACGCAGCGTTTGAAGTGTTTGTAAATGCAGCCCTTCGCAACATCGCATCCTGTGTGGGTCTGACCTACGAACAGCTCACCATGGACTGGTCAAAGGTCAATTATTCCAGTGCTCGTGCAGCGCTTCTGGAAATTTGGCGCGGCCTTTCCGCTGAAAAATCAAGCTTCGCGCACTCCTTCATGCAGCCAATTTATTGGGCTTGGTTGGAAGAGGTTTTTGATCAGCGTCGTATCATTCTGCCTGCACACGCAGTCTCTTTTGAGGCGAACCCTGCGGGTTGGGTACGTGCGGCATGGATCGGAAGCGGACGCGGCTGGGTCGATCCAGAGAAAGAAGCGAAAGCCGCAGCCATCCGTCTTGCAACAGGTCTCACGACGCAGGAATCGGAATCGGCAGAACAGGGCCGCGACTGGAAGGAAGACATGATGCAGCGTGCGCGCGAACAGCGCTTTGCTCGTAAGCTGGGTGTTGTGTCGGGTGAAATGGCCAGTGCCGGTGTTGTGTCGCGGTTTGCGTCCGATCCAAACGAGCAAGGCAATGATGAAAAAGAAGAGACAAGCAAATGATGCCATATGCAATGCCGGAAGTTGCGGCGCGTCTCTTCAACACGCCGTTGATGCTGCATCAGGGGAAAGCCAATATTATCGCGCGCGCCTTTGGCCCGCGTGTGTTGGGCAACGAGGTCAATGTTCGTGCCTCGCCTGAAATGGGGGTCCTGACGGAAGATATGCGCGAACTGCGCAGCGGATGGACCGGCGAGAATATCTACAAAGGCCCTAAGATGGTGGGGCCGGTTGCTGTCATCGAGGCCGAAGGCTCTCTCGTCAACAAGGGCGCGTGGGTTGGAAAGTCGTCGGGTGTTACCTCCTACGAAGGTCTCAACATTCAGATCGCGGATTGTCATGATCGCGACGACATCGAAGGTGTTGTCTTTGAGATTGATAGTTTTGGCGGTGAAGTTGACGGCTGCTTTAACTGCGCTGAGGATCTGTTTCAGCTCTCCCAGAAAAAACCAACCATTGCCATCCTGACAGATCATGCTTGTTCTGCCGCTTATCTGATTGCCTCGGCCTGCCGGCAGGTTGTTATCCCAGCCACAGGTTATGCCGGATCCATCGGTGTTATCTCAATGCATGTCGATGCATCGGAATGGGCGAAGAAACAGGGGCTTGGCGTTACGATCCTGCGGGCGGGTGAACGCAAAGCGCGTCCCGGCATGTTCGAAGCCATGTCAGATGAAGAATACAGCACCGCGATTGACGATCTCGAATCTATGCGGGTGTTGTTTGCAGAAACCGTTGCACGTTATCGCAGCGGTCGGATTTCTCTTGATGCCGCTCTCGCTACTGAGGCGGATACGTTTCGAGGCCAGAAGGCTGTTGATCTAGGCATTGTCGATGCGGTTGCTCGACCAAAAGATGCCTTCAAAGCTTTTTTGGCAGCGATAGGCGCGTAAGCGCTACGCCTGACCCATACCTACAATCAAATAAGGAAAAGAGCCGATGTCGCTTGCACGCGCTATCCGGGCTGCCGTTGGTGGCCGCTCCATGAAATCACGCCTCGAGGAAGATAAGCCCGAGGACCTTGAAGACGACGAACGTCCGGAAGAAGCCGAGGACGACGAAAATAAGGACCCGGCAGCGGATGACGATGCTGATCCGAAGCCTGATGCGGACGAAGATGAACCCGTCGCAGATGAAGATAAGGATGAAGGCGAATTTGCCCGTGGTCGCCGCGCAGAACGTCAGCGCATGTCTTCGATCCTTGGCTGCGCTCAAGCAGATGGAAATCCTTCGTTGGCAGCACATCTCGCTTTCAGCACCAATATGAGCGCGAAGAATGCCATCGCGACCCTGAAAGCATCTGGCCCGGCTGCATCCTCAACGCCCTCCTTATCTTCACGCATGAGTGGTCGCGTTCCGGCACTTGGCAATGGTGGTGGGGCCGCACAGCCAAAAACTGCAGATGCGAAACTGGTCGCCTTTGCCAAGAACCGCGCCGCCGCGCGCAAGGCCTGATCCCCGGTTCAGGATTCCGTTAATCTCATAAGGGAGAGCTGCACATGCAGACCCAAGATTATACGCCCGGCGACCTGCTCGTCGGCGACTACCCTGTTGCTGTCCGCACCGTGACCATTGGTGCAGGTCAAGTTCTCAAACGTGGTGCCGTGCTCGGAGACGCAGACGGCACTTATAAGCTCTCGGCATCTGCCGCCGCTGACGGTTCGGAAGTTCCTTCCGCCGTGCTTGCGGTCGATGTGGATACGACCGCGGGGCCTGTTCAAAAGCGCGTTTATGCGTCTGCGGGCTTTAATGGCTCCAAGCTCATTTTTGGTACCGGGCATACCGTCGATACGGTGGAAACCGCATTCCGCGAAGCCTCCGCACCTCTCTACATCCATAAGCTCGCCTGAGCCATCGTCAGTCATCATCGGCGTTTAAGCGCCTTACTTAAGGATTTTCCTGCATGGAAAACTATCTTTTCAGCACGGTTGCGCTGGCTGCGGTTATCGAATCCCGCGACCGTCCGACAGCATGGATTCGCGACACATTTTTCCCGAACGGATTTCAGTCGGACTCGGAAGAAATTGCCTTCGACAAGCTCAAGCGCCGTCGCAATGTCGCTCCATTTGTTTCGCCTTTGGTACCGGGCCGTGAACGGGCCATTCGTGGTCGCCAGACCACCACATTCACACCGGCCTATGTGAAGCCGAAAAACACCATTCGCCCAGGCGAAGGTTTTCGCCGCCGTCCCGGTGAACGCATCGGCGGTGAAATGTCTGCCGAGGATCGTTACCTCCAGACTGTCACGGATACGCTCTTTGATCAGGATGATGAAATCACCCGACGCGAAGAGATTATGGCAGCCGAAGCCCTGAAATCCGGGAAAATTACTGTCAGCGGCGAGGACTATGAAACGCAGGTCGTCGATTATGCCCGCAAGGCTGAACTGACAGTGGCGCTCACTGGCGCTAACCGCTGGGGTGAGAACGGCGTAAAAGTTCGAACCTCAATTCGTGACTGGGGCACACGGGTTGCAAAGGCCTCAGGTGGCGCTGCTACAGAAATCATTCTGGGAGCAGAAGCGGCAGAGCTGCTTCAGACCGATGAGGAAATGCGCCAGCTCCTCGATAACCGTCGTCAGGCAGATGGCGTCATGCAGCTTGGCCCGATTGCTGCGGGCAGTGAGGATATGGTTGCAGTCTACCTCGGCTCTGTCGGTCAGTTTAATTACTGGCAGTACACGCAGCTATTTCAGGATGATGCCGGCAACGATATTGAGGTCTGGCCGAGCTATGGTGTGGGTGTTGTCTCTCCATCGCAGTTGCAGGGCTTTATGGCGCACGGCGCTATTCAGGACACGGGTGCACGGCTTGCTCCACTCTCGCGTTTCGCAAAAATGTGGGAACAGCAAGACCCATCTGCCACGATGCTCATGACGCAAAGCGCGCCATTGCCGGTTCCCGGTGATGCGAATGCTTCGTTGTTTGCGCTCGTTCGCTGATCAACCCTGTTGGAACGGAAGGTCAATATCATGGCTAAGAAAACTGTCACGCAGGCCTATGCAGCGACACTTGTTGTTGGGGGCAAAGATATTGTTCCCGGCACGCCGGTCACTTTGCCGGAAGATGAAGCAATCCGCATCGGCCTTGTGTTTGGCGTTATTCCTGCAATCAACGAGGCGGTGAAGCTCCCTCGCGCATCGGCGGGCGGATCACAAAAACCGTCGGAAATTGAACTCCTCGCCAAAGCGCTCGAAACAGCGCAGCAGGAGTTCGACGCAGCAAAGGCGGCGTTGGAAGGCGAGAATGCTGGCGATGATGAGCTAAAAGCTTTTGAAGCGGCAGAGATAGCGCTCAATGCAGCGGAAAAAGCGCACACGGACGCACAGGGCTAATGTCGCGGCCCGGTGTGTTTGCACATATGGGGGGCGCTTTTGTCGCCTCCCTCGGCAATGTCGAGGTGGAAATCACTATTGCCGATGTCGTTCAAGCGCCAATGCGGGGAATCTTCCGAGGCGTGCGCGATACCGATCTTCTTGATTTGGAGGGGATCGCGGCGGAAGGCATTCGCTACACACTTGCCATTCAAGGCAGTCTGATTGACGCGGTCCGGCAAGGTGACACAGTAAAAGTGATTGCCAGCGACGATGGCAAGAGTGTCGGCGAAGTTTTCGAAGTTGCCGGACACATTGACGATGGCCGCACCATGAAGCGGCTCCTTTTACAGGATCGCTGATCATGCATCTTCGTTATCAAATATTGGAAAAACTTAAATCCGATCTTGAACCGTTCGTCACTCAACATGGCGGCAGAGTATCGTTGATGCGCTCACGCGCCATTGAGCAAGAAGATATGCCGTATTTTACGGTTATCCATACAGGCGAAACATCAACGCCCGATGGTGTCATTCTGGATGAGGTAACCAATCAGGAGTTGACGCGTATCAATCGTCGGCTGCTGGTTAGTGTCATCATACATTTCAAAGGGCGTTCGGATCCACAACGTGAATTCGACAATCTGGCGGAGATAGTGGAGCAAGCAATCCCGCCCTCTCACCTCGGGGGGCTGGTTATTGATATTCTGCCCACTGCCTCAGAAATGTTCATCGATCCGCAAACCGCTCAGAGCCTTGGCTCCGGTCGGGTCGTATTCGAAGTGAGCTATCGCACCTTCGCGGGCATTCCCGACCGGGCTGCCTGAACCTCTCGTTCAATTTACAGGAGAATTTGCCATGGCTCAGTACATGGGGCGTGAACTTGTCATCAAAAGATACATGAACGCCGATCAGGAATTTGTTTCAGTTTGTGTTTCCGAAGCCCGTTCCATCGAAATCAACAACGAAGAGATCGATATTACCAAGCCGGATTGTGCAAATCCCGGCAGTAAGCTTGTTCGCTCGTTGATGTATGGCATGCAGAGCATTGGCTTGCAGTTGGATGGTGCTTACGTTGGTAATGCAGCCCAAAAGGCTATGACTGCCGATGCCGTCAACCAGATCGTCACCGCCTATCAGATCGTCGTTCCCGGCGTTGGGACGTTTGAAGCAGATTTTCTTGTTTCGATGACACTCTCTGGTGACAAGACCGGCGAGTTGCAGGCGCAGGGACGAATGTCCGCAACTGGCGAAATAGGCTTTACGGCGGCAGTATGATGGACCCTCTTTTTAATCCGGCACGCGGGGAAGCATCTTGCCAGATCGGCAAGACCAAAATCGTCATGGTTGTTGAATTCGCTCGCCTGGCACAATTGTGCCAGCTGGCAGACTGCGATGATATGCAGACGCTTTATAAGCGTCTCATTGGCTTTCACCCTAAAACTGTCATGGCCGCAATTCGGGTACTCACTACCCATGTGGATGGTGATGAGGAAGCCAGAAAGCTCGCCCACGAAGCCATGCAACAGTTGAGCGGTGCAGATGAGCCAGCGTTTCGTGATGCGATCACCACAGCGCTTGCAGGCCATATCGCAGAAGGTCGAAAAAGCCGTGGTGAGGCCAATCCTATCGCTGATCTTGATCGTGCATTTGACAGCCTTGATCCGGGAAACGCCCCAAGCCCTTCAGTGTAGTTGATAGAATCCGCCACATGCAGCGAATTGCTACCGGCCAACTTGGTTGGGAACCTCGCTCATTTTGGCGATCAACTTGGCCTGAAATGCAGGCAGCCATTGAAGGGCGGACAGGCCGAAAACTCGACGATGTCATAACGCCAGAGCGGGCACGTGAGATTGCCCGTTCCCATCCTCCTACAAAATCTATTCGGAGTAAGCCGCAATGAGTACACGCGCCGATATTATGGCCTTTATCGGCGCGAACGCCCGTGGTTTTCATGATGCGATGCGTCGTGTTCGAGGCGATGCCAAGGATACAGCCCAAGACACCAAGCGCGAATTTGCGAACCTTTCTGCGGGCATGGATCGCAGCATGAGCCTGCTTAAAACGTCGCTTGCGGGTCTTGGTGTTGGTCTAAGTCTGGCTGGTGCGCAGCAAGTTATCAGCGATATTGCTTCGATTGACCGTGAAGCCAGACGTGCCGGCATTTCGATCAAAGCCTTTCAGGAGATGAAATACGTCGCTGAGAAAAATCGCATTGATGTTGATGCGATGATCGACGGCATGAAGGAATTGAGCCTACGCGCGGATGAATTTGCTGTCACTGGAAAAGGGTCTGCGTCAGAGGCATTCCAGCGTTTGGGTTTTGATGCCAAGGATGTGGCCGAAAGATTAAAAGAGCCTTCTGAACTCTTTGCTGAAATCATCAAGCGTGTTCAGCATCTTAATAAAGCTGCGCAAATCCGTGTGATGGATGAGCTGTTTGGCGGCAGCGCTGGCGAGCGCTTCGTTGAATTGATTGCACAGGGCGAAGCTGGCATCAGACAAGCTGTCGATGAGGCGCATCAGCTGGGAATTGTTATAGAAGATGAATTGGTAAAACAGGCCGCCGAGCTCGATGCAGCATTTAATACCGTTGTAACGACAGTCAGCAATAACCTTAAACAGGCCGTGGTCAGCGTTGCCTCTGAAGTTCGTTACATTCTCGATCTTTTTAACAGCATTGAGAAACGTAGTATTGGTACACTTGAAGCGCAGCTTGCTGAAAAATACCGTGCTCGTGCGGCTCAGAATGCAGGCGGATTGCGCGGGATTGCGGCGCGAGGATACAACGATGGACTCGTTCCAGTAGTCGAGGCTGAGATTGCAGCGCTTGAAAAGCTTATTGCAACCAAGAAAGATGCAGTTAAGCCTGTAGAAAATGAAGGCGGCTTCACTCTGCCGCCCGTTGTTCTCGATTCTGGATCAAAAAAAGGTAGTCGCAAAGCGGCCATTTCTGAAACAGAGCGTCAGAAAAAAGCTGCAGATGAGCTGATCCAATCGCTGGAACACGAGCTCTCAATCATCGGATTGACGGACGAACAACAGAAGCTTTCAAATGAACTTCGCAAGCTTGGTGCGGGAGCCACGCAGGAGCAAAAAGACCGCATCACAGAATTGATCACCGTCATTGATGCTCAAAAGGCTGCACAGGAGCGTTCCAATAAGGCGCAGCAGGAGTTCATTGATGGTCTGGATCAACTCGGAGCCGATGCTGTTGACGCGCTCGGTAATGTAATCGCAGGCACGGAAGATGCGGCGGACGCCTTTAAAAAACTTGCCATCGAAATCGTGAAATCTGCCCTCACGGGCAAAGGCGCATATGCCAATTTCTTCAACAGTTTGTTTGGTGGCGGCGGTGGGGGTGGCATGGGGCTGGGCGGTATTGTTGCAGGCGTGCTTGGCTTTGGCAGTCAGAAATCAATCGCTATGAACGGTGGGATTGGCCTTTACGCCAAAGGCGGCATCTCTGATCAGCCCGCAATTTTTGGTGAGGCAGGTCCAGAAGCAGCTGTTCCGCTGCCCGACGGTCGCAGTATCCCTGTCGATTTGCGACTCTCGTCTTTGCCTACTCTTCGGGAAAATTCCTCCGCCTCAAGTTCTCAATCATCAGGCCCGGTCACCATCGTGGTCGATGTGAAGGGGGCGAATGGGAATTCGGAAATTCGCGAGATGGTTGCGTCGGGTGTTCAGGAAGGTCTCACCCAGTTTGACCGTGAGATCCTGCCTCGGCGCTTTCGTCAAATTGCGCAAGACCCATACGCAGTAGGATAAAACACAATGGCTGATCCAGTATCTCAGTCGGAACTCTCCGACATTCTACCAATCGTCAGCGCGCCATGGGTATTGCAAGAGCAGATGGAATATTCTGGTCTTGGCACAGGTGAAGTTCTGGCCGCTAAGCTTGCACCATCTCGATGGAAAGCAGACGTTGTTCTAACACAGATGGGGCATTTAGAAGCCCGCGCAATACAAGCAAAACTAGAAGCGCTTGATGGACCGATTGGTAATTTCTATTTGGCCAGCCCGACAAATTCCTACCCTGCTGCATATCCGAATGCTTCATGGCCCGGAAATGTTGTCGGGACGGTCACGGCTAAGGGAAATACACTGACTAAGACGTTTGAGCGAAAGGGCGCGTCCGTCAATCCAGACGGCGCAATGTTTGTAACGCGCTCCGGCATAGCAACCGTTTTTGACATCGATGGAGTACTTAAAACAGTTGCGGCTAACAATCCGCGTTTTATGTATGATCCGGCAATTATTAACTTACTCTTACAGTCTGAAAATTTATCCGCTAGAGGTGCTAATTTATGGAACCCTCTCGGTATAGATGCGGTTTTGCAAAATGCAAAATTCAGAAGTCATAATGTTTTCAAACTCGTTGAAGACAATCAATTAAGTTCACATTACTTTAGAGGGACATCAAAAGCTTTAACGGCGAATGATACACGCGTCACTGTAACGATTGCAGCAAAGGCAGGAGAAAGAAATTTTCTAAGACTTTCGTCAATAGTGAACAACGCAGGTTCTGAAGCAAATAATTTTGTTCATTTCGATCTATTGACAGGCTCTGTCTCAAATTCTCCAGGGTCGACCTTGCTCGCATATTCATGCACAAGTGCTGGTGAAGGGTGGTGGATTTGCTCCGCAACTTATTCCAACGCTGGAGCAATAGGAACAGCAAGAATTTATGTAGGAATGGGAACTACGGCAACAAACGCAACGTATCAAGGGGATGGCGTTTCAGGTTTATATATTTCTGAACCATCTTTTAATTTAACGAGCGGCCCTGTCGAATATGTCCCCACCACTACAGCGCCAGCCGCAAAGTCTCTTGGTTTAATTATCGAACCTACGCGAACCAACGTCGTCACCAACTCTGTGCTGCCGGGGTCTGGTTCCAATTGGACCGTATCTAATGCCACGAGAACAGTATTATCAAGTGGTGGTCCTGACGGTGGTCAATGTGTTCAACTCACTGAAAACACCAGTGAGGGAGAGCACCGTATTTTATTCGGTGTCTCAGCTTATACCGCTAATCCGCAAATTGATTTTTGGCATACGGTTCTATTGAAACTTGCACCCGGCTCTATCAAGAAATGGGTCTACGCGTGGTGCGGATCGTTTGCGAACCACTCCCAACGAACCAATGCTTACGTCAATCTTGAGACGGGCGAATTGGGAACCGTTAGCGGCGCAGGAGGCCCGGAAGCAAGAATTAAAAGGCTTGCTGACGGTTGGATTGCAGTCAGCCTCAAAGGTCGTACCGGGGGAACTGGAACAGGCAATGTTCAGATTGTTGTCAATACCGTCGACAGCAATGGCGGTTCGACTTCGAATATTGGTGATGGCGTATCAGGTTATCTTACGGCCTACTGGCAGACCGAAGAGGGGCTTGAGCCTACGTCTCTCATTCCGAACCATACCTCATCACCTGCAACGCGCGGCGTTGAAAGTGTCCTTTTCTACAATGACGGTGGCAACGATTGGACGCTTGATGCGGTTCCAGCGATCGCACGACGCAAATTGGTCGGATCTCTCAATATTGCTGGTTATACAGGTCATATCGGTGGCTATGAGGCAAAGCTCACCGTTCCTGTAAAGGCGCTGCCCGGTGTCACGGTCGATCTCAAAGGCGTGAATAATAAGTCCCTGTCACTCAAGGGCCTTCCTGCGGGTTTCAAGATAACGGGCGGCGATATGTTTGCGATTGATTACGGCGCAAACCCGATTCGTCGTTATCTGGGCCGTGTTGTGAGCGGTGCCGTTGCATCAGGAAATGGGGTCACGGATTTGATCGAGGTTCGCCCACATCTTCCTACGGGGCTTACTGCTGGTCTTGCTGTGAACTTCGTTAAGCCCGCAGCTAAGGTATTCATCCTGCCTGAAAGTCTGCAAGTCCAGGCGAATGCTAAAACAACCAATATCTCATTTTCGGTGGCGCAACGACCATGAAAGCTTACGATCAGGCGACCCTCACGGCCTTGCAGAACCGTGAGGGCATAGCGCCGTTTAATCTGCTGTGGATTGAGGCTAAGAACCGCGACAATGGCGGTCTGGAAACTATCGGCTTCTGGAATGGCTTTGACGTTGCAGATGTGACGGTGATCAATCCAGAAACCAACCTGCCCACCGTTCGGACATATTACGGCGCGGGCGCATTGCTTGATATTCCCGCCATTCCGCAGGAAAGCGATCTGACCATTCGTTCAGTCCGTATTTTGCTAAGTCAGGTGGATGCTGCAACGCAGCTCGCCGTTCGCGGCTATGAAGTGCGCCATGCGCCCGTCCAGATCCATCGCGGCTACTTTGATGTTGATACGATGCTCCCGGTCGCACCTGCGCGCTCCCGGTTTATTGGCTGGGTCAACAATATGAAGATCAGAAACCCGGCTGTTGGCGGGTCAGGTAATATTGAGCTGACCTGCGTTTCTCATACGCGTCAATTGACGAAAAACAATCCATTGCGCCGGTCGGATGAACAGCAGAAGCGCCGCCAAGGTGATCGTTTCCGCCGTCATACCGATGTGGCGGGCGAATGGTTGCAGAACGTTTTCTGGGGGGAAGCCAAGAAATGACGATCAAACGTTATGCTGACTGGCGAACCCGGCTTTCTGTTTATCTGCACGAAGTCGCGCACAAACCCTTCCAATGGGGTGAGCATGACTGTGCGTTGTTTGCTGCCGGTGCGGTGCAAGCAATGACGGGTGAGGATTTCGCAAGCGATCATCGCGCCAAATATAAAACGCTCATCGGTGGCCTGCGCAGACTTAAACAAGTAGGCTTTGCGGATCATGCAGAAATGGCCGCATCGATCTTTGATGAATGCCATCCTTCATCGGCTCATGTCGGTGATCTGGCGGCGATTGAGACAGATGAAGGCATCGCGCTTGGCGTGGTGCAGGGACAGCGCATCTTCGTTCTTCGTCCTGATCAAGCCAGTATCGGCACAGTGGCGCTTTTAGACGCCAAGCGGACGTTTCACGTTCCCTTTCACTAACAGGTAAACATCATGAAACTCTTGCGCATTGCAGGGTGGGCGGTATCGCTCACGCTATGCATGATGCTGCCTGCTCACGCGGGGCCGGTTGGCGCTGCTATCGGTGCAGTTGTTGGATTGCTCAAGGCTGGTGGTATCGCTGCCACCTTGATTAAGTTCGCGTTTGGCATCGCGCTTCAGCTTGGTTCAAGTCTGCTGGCGAAAATGTCAGCCAAAAAGCAAACGCAGCCTGGTATCGTAGGGCAGGTGCAGATGGGCGGCGACAAATCGTTGTCGTTTATCGTAGGAACATACGCCACGGCTGGGCATCTGGAATATATCAACTCATTCGGCAAGGTTGACGATGTTGAAAACGCTGTCCTGACACAAGTCATCACGCTTTCGGATCTACCGGTTCATAGCATTGGCAATCGCGTCTTTGTGAATGGCGAAACCTGCAATCGTGATCCCGGTATCGTCACGAGTTCGGAAGCGGCCAAATTTGGTACGACCAGCTATCCCGTTGCGGAATATAAATATTCGCGTTGGTGGTTTCTGTTCCTCAAATACTACACGGGCGATCAGACAATGGCGGATCCGAACCTTGTCGCCAAGTTTGCAGGTAATGATCGCCCTTGGACTGCCGACATGGTGGGCCGTGGCCTTGCCTACGTCATTGCTACAGCTGAATTTGAACGTCATTTGATGACGGCTATTCCGGCCTTTCGGTTCCAAGTGCAGGGCATCCGGCTTTATGATCCCCGCAGGGATAGCAGTGTTGGCGGCAATGGTCCGCAGCGTTGGGGTAATGAGGCGACATACCAATGGACTGATAATCCTGTCGTTATCATCTATAACATTTTGCGCGGAATTCATTATCAGGGTGAGTTCATCTGGGGTGGGACGGTAAAGGCTTGGGGCTTGCCGCTGTCGGGCTGGATGGCAGCGATGAACGAATGCGATATTCTCGTGCAGATCGAGAATGGTCAATTCGAAAAGCAGTTCCGCTGCGGCTATGAAATCCGTACACTCGATCAAGAACCAATGGACGTGATCGAAGAACTGCTCAAGTCCTGTAACGGTCGGGTTTCGGAAAGTGGCGGGATCTACAACATTCATGTTGGCCCACCCGGTCTGCCCGTAGCGTTTCTTAGTGACGATGAGTTTGTCATCACCAAAGAACGTGAATTTGATGCTTTCCCCGGTCTGGAAAGCACATTCAATGGTGTAACAGGCACATGGCCCAGCCCCGACGCTGCTTGGGAAATGAAGGACGCGCCCCAGCGCCGCTTTCCAGAATACGAAGCGCAAGACGAAGGCCGCATTCTGCTCGCTGACGTTCAGTTTAACACCGTGCCATTCCCAAATCAGGTGCAACGCCTGATGATGGCGCTAGCGAAGGCAAATCGACGCTTCCGCAAGCATATTGGAACCTTGCCGCCTTGGGCTGCCGTACTTGACCCATTTGACGTGATCGCGCTGACAAGCCTTAAGGAAGGCTATCAGAACAAGCATTTCGAGATCATGGGCATTGACGATCAGCCCAACGTTAATCAGTTGGTCTCAATTACCGAAGTTGATCCGTCAGATTATGATTGGAATGCAAACCGCGACACGCTGCCGTGGTCTGTAGGGCCACTTGTACCTAACTGGCCAGCACCGCAGATCATGGTTGGCTGGAATGCACAGCCAGCGGAATTAAAGGATGCAAACGGAACATCCCGACGGCCAAGTATTGAGGTGTTTTTTGCAGCCAATATGACCGATGTGCGTGCGGTGCACGTGAAAGTCAGGCTGGCAAGTACGCTTGAAATCGTTTTTGATGGCGAAATTCCTTATGGCGATCCTGACTATGACAACCCCAGCCGGTCGGTCATCCTCAATGGCGTCTTCTTGCCTGATGAGAATTACGCGGTACAGGGTGCATATGTTCCCTATTCGGGTCGGCAGGTAACGCTATCGCCATGGATACCCGTCAGAACACTCAATATTCTCCTTGGCTCAAAAGACCTCTATCCAATCGACGTTGCCAGCTTCAACGAAGAACTGCGCAATGTTCTGGCCCAAGAACAAACAAACGCACGTTATGTTCGTGATGAGGTCACACGCATCTCAACCGTGTTGGCTGAGGGGTTGGCCGATAGCTCTATGCAGATGCAGGGCATTCGCGAGGCTGTTGCGATTGAGGTGGGACAGGGGCGAGCCGAATACAAACGGCTCATTCTTGCAGAGGTCAGTGACCGACAGGCGCAGGTGACAGCGATTGAGCAGCTTACTGCTCAGATGCAAATCAATATTGCAGATGTCACCACGCTCTCTCAAGCGACCGCCACTGAAGTATCGGCCATGTCGCAGGTTGTGAGCACGGTATCGGCTCAAATGGGTGGAATATCCGCAGATGGGTACTTCCGTGTTTATTCCGAAGCTGCAAGCAGTGGGGCGCTTTCCCGTGCCGTGTTGAGTGTTTCGACAACGTCAGGCGGTGCGCCTGCCACGGGTGCACTGATCCTCGAAAGCATCAATGGAAACAAATCTCGCGTCATTGTCGATGGTGACGAATTTTATATCACGAACGGAAGCGCGCGAGATCGGCCATTGGTGTTTAAGAACGGCGAATTAACGCTGACTGTAGGCAACATTGGCACCGCCTATGTCGATAACCTCATATCGCGTAACCGGGCATTCTGGATACGCGGCTTCGATAATTATGCGGATCTACGGATATTCACGACATGAGCCATCTTGCAATTGGTCATAAACCGGGCTTCGGCCCGGTGATTGCCGTCGTTCGCGATGACAATGCTGAATGGACGACAATCCCGGTCACGGATTATTCGAAGTTCTACATCAGCACAGAAGGACAAGACCTGTCCTATATGTTTGATAAGTATTTCTTCGCAAATGGTTTCAACCCCAGCCATTACCCCGCAACAGCCCCAACGACTGCCAACTATCTTTTGGATGGCAACTCGCTTTCTACTGCATTGCGTGCGTTAAGCTCACGTGTCGGTGTTTCATCGGGAACGCACTATTTCAAATATTATGAGATGTTCAGTCGCTTTGCGCAGCTCGGCGGTCTGATACCGATATTTGAGGTCAAGCTGCTGGATGCCAATGGCAGAGTAAAGCTTTTCGATTTCAACGGCGCGCAAGGCAACCAGCAGCTTTTTTCTATCGGCACACTTTATAACGGCGTCAATATTTATGCCGACGTGCAGGTCGCGAATAACGACGCCACGGTCGTCCAATATGATCGTATCCCGTCAGAGTTCGGCTTTACGGGATGGTGCGGGCAGATAACGAACTATGAAGGTCCTGCATTCAGTTACTACATTTATGGTGGTCAATCCGGTGCGTCACGCGCCCTCACATGTCAGTGGGATTTGCCCGCCAACAATGCGCCGCTACCATTCCCGAATGGAACGCCAGTTCCGGGGCAAGAAGTGGTTAGAATATCGGGGCAAGAGGTGAAAGTTGCGCGTCGGGGCCTGACTGTCGATACAACCAACCCACGCGGGTTGCAGATCAATTCAGACAAAGCGCCGATGATGTGCATCATGATGGGGACGGTTCCAATCATCCCCGCAGGCGGCACGTACTACTATCCGAATACATCGCCAATTGCGCTGCATGAAACGATGTTTGTTGACGGGATCATGCGATATGACGGTTACGATTACTCGATCCCGCCCGTCGATCCCAACGTCAGCCGATCAGGCCGGGAATGCCGCTTCTATTACAAGATTGATACCAATGGCATTACCTTCTGGAACGAGGGTGATTATGCCGTCGGCTGTCGCTTCATGGTCTATGCAACCAGTATTCAGGCATTAAGCAGTGGCGGTAATCAGGTGCTGCGGCGCGTGTTCAACGATGTGCAGATCAAGCGGCCCGGATCAAACGATGCAAATCCAAGCAGCAACGATATTCTGCTTGATACGCGCTTTCCATCGGTGCGCATTCTCAAACAGGACTGGATACCAATCTCGGCATTCTCGCCTGCAAACAGTCTAAATGCACTCTTCGGAACACATGCGGCAGTCGTACCGTTCTCCAATCACGCTGGCATGTTTATCTTCCCCAAAGTGATCGGCAATTGGCCGAAGATGATGGCGCAAGGATATTATCGCTCATTGCGTCCGCCCAACGTCGTTTCTTGGCGCACCTCAAATTACTGCATGACGACTGTTGTGCGAGCCAATGACATGGTGATCCATTTAAGCCCCGGCGCACCATCCGATGTCAGGGCTGATACAGGCTTTCAGTACAACCTGCCTGACCCGCTCGGCGTTCGATATTACGTCTTTGGCGCAACACAAATCTAATCAATCAGGATAATCAGCAATGACCGAAACGACGGCAACGGAACCGGCGCAGCCTCAGCGCGTCCAGATCGACCCGATTGCAATGGCAAATGAGGCGCGCGCCATGCGTGATTTTCTCGAAACACACAGTTTGCAGAATGCCAACAATGCAGTGTTGCTTTTCAAGAAGGTCAAAGAGCTGGAAGCGGCAATGGAGGAGCAAGCCAAAGTTCATAAGGATGAGCTTGATCGCATCACTGGCGAGCGGGATCAAATGGTGCAGCGTTTAGAAGCTGCCAACGCCAAAATCATCGAGATCCAGAATAGTCAGACCGTCGCACCATCACCTGCAAAATCCAAGGTGAAAGCCAATGGCTGATAACTTCGATAAGTTTTATCCAGATTGGGTTGTCGGAACACTCACACTTGTTTCCGGGTCACGCAATTTTACTGCAACAAATGCGCAATTGTCGCTTGCCGCCATCCGGGAGGGTGACACGATCATCACGCCGGGTGGTCTGACCCTGCCGATTGAAAGCATCAATGCAAACGGCAATGGCGGCGTTCTGGCGCAAAATGCTCCCACTGCTGCCGCTGGAACATACTCAACCCGCATTCGCTACCAGTCAGATAACTCGCGCTTCACAGGGATGCTTGCGGCACTTGTCGCTCGGATGGCGGGCGGTAATCTTCAATCCTTGGCAGCACTGGATGGCAGCGCGGACCTGTTGCCCATATTCACTGCCGCTGGCGTAATGGGGACGGTTTCCAAAAACGACTTGGTGGCAGGTTCGTTACCGCCCCGACTATCGGCAACGCCGGGCAATATCGGTGACGCGAACACAAACGCTGAAACAGGCTTCTATATCTCGAATAACGGGTCCCAGAACGTCCCCACGTCTGCAGCGGCGGTCATTTACAATCACCGTTACAGCGCCACAGCCGGTTTTCAGATTTGGTTCGCTGTCTCGTCAAACTCTTGGCAGTGGCGACGGCAGGCGGCAAGCACTTGGATTGACTGGCAACCGATAACAGCGGCAGCACTTTCGTTGCTCGGCCTTTCAGGCGCTGCAAATCAAATGCCGTATTACACCGGTGCATCAGCGGCAGCACTTACCCCGATCTCCGCAAAAGGTCGTGCTGTTGTGGCCGCAGCATCTAACGACGCGGTGCTAACGGAAATACTTGCGGCACCGCGACCGTCAACATCAGGACGTGGATTGTATGCGTCTTTTCAGACATCGCCGGGTGCAGCAGCAGTTCTTCCTTCAGGCGGAACTTATGCTTACTGGTTAGTGGCTTATGACGCTGCGACAGGCACCCTTAGAAGCCCCATTGTGGCGTCAATTAGAGCGGGTGGAAGCACCATCGGTGCTGCTACAAGCGGGAATATCTGGTCAGGCGTGTATTGGAACCTAACATGACAGAAACAGATAAAGTCGATGAGCAGGCCATCACACTCCTTTACAAGCGTGAAGATGCCACTTTCGTCGCTGAGATCAACGGCCTGCCGTATCATGTCATCAGTTCGGATGAGGTTTATTGGCAGCTGGCCGTCGATACAGCTTTAAGAATGGGCGGCGAATTGGAATTTGAGCCAGCGCCGGAACCAATTCCCGGCTCTGATGTAAATATCCTTCCATCCGTCACGCTGTGGGAGCGAATGACCGATGATGAGGCCGAACAGGTCAGAGCGGCGATGGAAACGCAACCGTTTCGCGTTCGTCAGATATTCCTCACGGCCAATACATTCCGCTCAGATCATGAGCTTTGGCCGCTCTTGCAAAGTATGGCGACACAATTGTTTGGTGATGTGCGAGCCGCTGAGTTGCTCGCTTCATGAATTGTGGCGACACCCTAATTGACGCATCGCTCTTAAAGAGGAGGGCACAAGTTAGTCAAAGACTTCCGTTCGCTGTAAAGCCCAATAACAAGAGAATAATAATTGCAATAATGAGACCGGAATAAATGAGAATTTCAACACCACTCAAGAACAATAATTGTATGCATGCCTCAACCTATTGTGTTTTGTGTATTAAGTACATGGCTATTAACGGCCACGCTCTGTCCATGCACTAAAGGCGATCAGGATGATCCAAGCTGTAGACATGGTAGTGATGAATGTGGCCATCATTTTTCCTCTTCGTCTGAGAAACTACGTGATGGGAAAAAAGTTCATGGGTGTTTAAAAAATAAGCCCCGGATGCTGGCGGGCGATCCGGGGCTGCGTGCGACCTTCCGGCGGGACGTCCACACGTATCCGCTGATTAAGGGTAAATTTCAGAAAAGAAAAGCCCCTATCTCTACTTATGTTGACAGTAAAAGCCTCAGTTTGTCTGGGATGATTACGACCACTGACTGGTATCGATTAGATGTCTCAAATATTGAGGAAATTAGATCTGCCTAGCGTATAAACGCTCACGAAGTCTTATGAGGTAAATTATTCAGACGACGGTAATCGCCTTCATTATTGCACCGCCACATCAATGCAGCAAAGATGACAAGGAAAATACTGATAGTTGCGAAGGATGCCCAAAACTCTGCTGACATAACGTTCTCCCAAGTTCCTAATGCACTGTTAACGTCAGTCTGCAAAATTCGATCCCTAATTCTGCGAAAAAGATGGCAACCAAGCGTAGTTATAGACTTGTGATCATCGACGCTGTTGTCTTGGAGCAAACCACCACAACACTGCGGCAACAACCAACGGAATGCTACCGCCCATCAATAGTTGACCGGCATGTGTCGCAAAAAACTCTACTAAATGCTGCATGGTCCCCACCATAAAAAATGCCCCGACGCACTCCACCGACATCGGGGCGGTAGTTCAACAAAATCTAAACGTCCGTTAATCCACCAGCCAGTTATTCTTATGAGACGCCAAAAGAAAAGCCCCGGCAGACGGTAGGTCAAATCCGGAGCCGCACTGGATAAAGCGCCACACCTCACCCTGCGCTTATTGATCATGTCACAATAATGGGAAAACACAAACAAAAACCCCGGCGACGATGCCGGGGTCCTGATCTATACCGTGTGTTATAATTTACGACGGTTGTTCATGTAATACCTGATCTCTTTCCAGCCGATTGAAGCTACAACATATGAAAGCGTAGCGAGAATAGCCGCCTCAATTATGAGAAACCAAATCATGATGCGTCTTCAAGCCTGAACTAGGCCGCCTCCTGATTTTTTGCCCTTCATCCATGGAAGCGCGACTTCTGGTTCTTCGAGAATTCCGTTCTTCTTGGCGAAACCTCGAATGGCGCTCTCTGCTGCTTGCACTGGTTTGATGCCATCGTGGCTATCGCAGCACGCTTTCCATGCAGTTTCGTAAATGAGGCCACGGTCGTATTCCGGCCATTCATAGAGAAAATCTAAGGCATCCCCGATGCTGGCAATTTCTCGAACAAGGTAAGGGCCGTCCTTAACAAAAACAGGGCTGTCAAACAAACGGTCGCTCATCGAAACCTCCATTTGATCGAACGTTAAATGTTGGAATGACGGCTTCGATTTAGTGAAAAATCTATCGTTTTCAAGACCCTCACAACCACAAAATTAGGAAAACACAATGGATAGAACTGCACCTGCTGGTGCGGGGCTTTTGCTGGCACCATTGTTCAAATAATTCGATTGCGAACATCCATGAAACTGGTCTCTGATTGGAGGCGAGTGCTTCGCTATGCGTGGAGCATTCGCCTGCTGCTGGCCGCTGCAATGTTGTCCGGCCTCGAAGTCGCGTTGCCCTATTTGGGCGACATTCTCCCCATCCCCATCGGCGCATTTGCGGCTGTCACGTTCATTGTGACCGTGCTCGCCCTTGTCATGCGCATCATTTCACAGAAGGCATTTCGCGATGAGTAAACGTGCAAAGGCAGCTTTGGCGTCCGGTCTGGGCTTAGTCGTTATGACCGCGACGTATTTGACCGCACCATGGGAGGGTATGGAAAACCATGCCTATTACGACAAGCTCGGCAAGGTTTGGACGGTATGCCTGGGGGAAACCAAGGGCGTCAAGAAAGGCGACAGCTACACGGATAAGCAATGCCAGCAAATGTTGATCAAACGACTTGAAGCTGATTTCCGCCAGCCGCTACGAAAATGCATCCGCACCTTTGATCAGGCACCGATCAGCGTGCAGGCTTCAATGTTGGATCTCTCTTACAACATCGGCACGGGCGCTGCCTGCAAATCGACTGCTGCGCGCCGCATGACTGAAAAGCAATGGCGCTCGGCCTGCAACGCTATGACGCTGTTCAACCGTGCGGGTGGTAAAGTTGTCGAAGGTTTGCGCAAGCGCCGCGAAATGGGTGACGCGCAGCGCATCGGTGAACTTGAGCTTTGTCTGGCTGGTCTGAAATGAGCCAGTTACTCGACGCTATCAAAGTAACTGCCGGCATCGCAGTTGGGATCGTCCTTGCATCGATCTATTACAACGGCGTGCCCTTGCTTAAAGACATTCCGATTTTGGGCGCTGCCTTTGAGGGGCAGGCGAAAAAAGGGCTGGTTCCTGAATATCAGGTGAAGGCTTTGCAGGCACAATTAGATGCCGAAGCCGTCCGGCGCCGGGCAAATGCACTCATTATCGAAGCTTATCAAGCCCAGCTACGCAATGCTCGCGCTGCTGAAGCCGCTCGAATTGAACAAACTGAACAGGAGATAGCGGATTATGAAAAGCGGCTTGCTGATGCGGGGCGGGTTTGCCTGCTTGATCGCGATGATATTGAGTTCCTGCGCAAGTGACAGGCTTCTGCAAGAGGCGGCACAACAAGCGGGGCAGGCGCAGGCGCAAAGGCAACTGCCTGTCTATCCCGATGACTGCCGAATGATAGAGCCGCATGCGCCACTCGCGGACGGTGTTGAGATCAGATCTGTGCTGAAACGTGAACGGCAGGCGCTTGATCGGCAGAATGCACGCACTGATCGTTGCGCTGATTTTTATGATGGAGTTGTTGGGGGCTGAAGTTATGGCAAATGAAATACAGTGGTTGATCGGGTTAGCTGTCGGGTTAGGCAGTACGTTCACGGTTGCCTTGATCGCCGCTTTCCGCTCGCTTTCAACCTCACAAAAGTCAGCTGAAGATAGGCTGGGGGCAGCTATTAAAGATGGAGATGATCAGCTGCATGAACGTGTAAACCGTGTCCGCGACGAATATGTCAGGCGCGTAGATCTGGATGATCATGTGCGCCAGCTGCGTGACGGTATGAAAGAGATGCGAGACGAAACTCGTGAGGGGCTAAAAGGCACCAATCATCGCCTTGATCAGGTATTGGCAGTTCTCGCACAAGATAAGAAATAGCCCCGCTCTCGCGGGGCTTTTTTTGTTTTATCACTCGTCTTTCTCGGTGCCGGTGTAACCGCGATACATGCCAGCTGATACGACCTTAATTGCGTTGGCTGTTTCTGCGGCTGACCATCCAGCCGCGACAGCATCATCAATTAGATCTCGGATACCCGGAACACCCGTATCAGCGATCGCAGCGGCTGCATCAGCTTCTGAGCTTCCCGACAGCGTTGCTTGCTCAATCAAATCTGAAATACCCATTGAAACCGCTTCCTGACAATCGAGGTTGCGATCTGGATATTTGCCTGCTTGTTTTGGTCCTAACATGACATTCTCCCTTTGTTTGGGAGGTAGGGCGTTAATTACCGGCGTCCACCCAGAGCGTCTTCGCCTTGTTGCTGATGCTCTCGGCAAAACCAGAGTTGGCCGTACTTGGTTTTATAACCGTACGTTCCCCATGCTTTGCAGTTTGCATCGTCGCACCAATGTTCAAATTTCCCGTGTGGCTTTGAAGTGCTACCTTTGTCAGTTCCGTAACTGCTCATGCCAATCCCCCAACAAAGCCGCTCATTTCTTTCAAGCGCACCATGGACAGGCGCATATTGCCCTTGCAGCCCCGACCTTTGCAGCGTGCCATACTTTCGATCTGGTCAAGGTAAAGCTGGGACCGATCTATTTTCTCACACAACATCACGCGGTTGGTGTAGGCGAGGCGTTTGCATTTCCGGCAGATCAATTCCAGTTTCTGGTCATCTGCGAGATCTCTGACCTTGATTGTGGTTTTCCAGTTTCCCATCACCAAAAGTCCTCGGCAGATGGAATGCGGGTGTAGCTGATCTTGCCACCAACATGTCCGCCTGCAGGTGGCTTCCATTCGCCCATGCTGACGACGGTGCCTGAATATTTTGAGTTGAGTTTATCGACAGCGCCGTTTGCTTGCTCCCATTTCTGGCGAACCTTGTCGTCATTGTTCAGCAGATCGATCTGACGTTCGTCAGCGGGTGACAGGTCATAGAGAGTGACGCCGACGCGAAAGATGGTTGTGCCGCGTGGAAACTCAAGGCGAACACGGTTCCAGAGCGAATTTAGGCCTGCAAGGATTGCCTGATCATCATTCACGACCGATAGGGTATGCTTTCCCAGCCATGAGCCATCTTGAACGGAAAGCCAAAGCCATAGGCCGCCAGCATAGAAGTTTTCACGACGAAGGCGACGCGCGGCTTTGGTGAGCAGGAGGCGGGAAATTTCATAAGCGCCGTCAATCTTGCGCGATTCTGGCGGCAATACCCGACCGTGGCCGAACATGCCACGCTGTTGCTCTGGCGCTTGAATGTCATAGCCGTGCAGAGCGTACCAAAGCCGCTCACCATTAACGTTGTTCCAGATCTTACGCATGTGCTTCGGCTGTAAGGCATAGAGCTGTTCGGTGGTGTAGACGCGGTTTTTAAACAACCGCTGCGCCATGCTCTTGCCAATGCCCGGAATATCCTCCAGCTCGATCCGGAGCAATGGTTCGGGCATCGAGGACGGGTGCCAGATGGCAAGGCCATTGCCATAGCTCCCATTGCGCTTGCTGGCATCTTTGCCAGCCTTACAAGCGATCTTTGCCAACTGCCGGTTGGCGGCAAATCCAATCGAGCTTGTGATATACGGGCCGATATTTTCAGCGATAGCCGCTTTGATCCGTGCAGATAGCAATTCAGGATCACGCTTGCCGCTGTCATCGAGAACGCATGTCAGCTCATCAATGCTTTTGGCCGTATCGATGGCGATGACAGTCTCAATCTCGCAGAGTAGGGCATTATGAGCCCGACGGTATAGGTCGGGATTCTGAGGCACGAGAATGAGATCCGGACAAACCCGAAGCGCGTCCTTAATTGGCATCACATTTTTAACGCCCATCGCCTTTGCCTCTTTTGAGCAGGCAATGACGGCAGTTCTCTTGGTGCCTTCAAAAGGAACGACACCAACTGGCCGACCACGCAAACGCTTGTCGCACTGCTGCTCGACAGACGCGAAAAATCCGTCAAAGTCGAGATATAGCCGTTCAATCGTCTCGGGCAGGCGCATAGAAACCTCAGAAAAAAGGTCGAGCGAAACCTGCCGCAAGTGCATAGGCACTCAGGAACATATTCCGCTCAATGTGGATATGTTCCTAAAATGTTCTCATTTAGATTGAGAGTCAATCCACGAATTTCCGGCTGTGGAAATGGGGTGGATAACAGGTGGATAAAATGAACGACATGAAGCTCAAAAGTGAGGCAAACTTGCTCCGGCTATAGCCTAAAAGCGTAATCCGAAAAGTCCCCCAGTTGGCTCATCCGAAAGTTTTGTCTCAAGGATGAACGGAGATGGATCGAAGATTTCTTCACCGCTTACGTCTTCTTCGTTCTTAATTTTCTGCAAATCGTCCGAATTCATTGCCACAATATACTGAACGCCAAGCTCATCACATTTAGCCTTGGCGAGACTCAGCGCTAACCCGATCTGACGTCCGTCGACACCATCAAAAATATGGCTGTCATGGATCAAAAAACCCGGAAATCTATCATTATTTCGGGCCGCCTCCACTAGCAACCAATCAAAGCAGAAAATCTGCATATGGTTTTTGCCGCCACTTTTCTTACCGACGATATCTGTCTCGATAGACAATCCAGCAGTACCGCTTGATTTGCCGATAACAAGTTGACCTGGTTGATCGTAGAGAAATTGAGACGTTTCAGCGAAAATCCGAACAGCAGACTTTCTTGGAATTTCGCGTTCAAGTACGTCTTGTCCAATTAAATCCACTAGATCTTTTATCTCGCGTCCAAGTTTTTTTCGGTCATCTTCTACATTCCTGAATCGGGGTAATTGTTGACGTAGGTCAGCTTGTTCTGTTTCAAGCCGATTTAGCTCTGATTGCAACAATGTCAGTCTCTCGATTGCGATACCGGACCGCAATAGTGCCAGTTCATCCTTTAAAGTAAACTGAAGCTGATCTATTTCTTTATTACGATGTACAAGTCGTTCGGCCGCATTCTTACGTTCGAGACTTAAATGAGCCTCTCTGTTTTTGGCTACTTGTTTATGAAAGGCCTCTACTTGTTCAAATCTTTTCTTCACATGATCGGTAAAGAAAATACCAACCTGTTCATACATATACTTGAGATCAGATAACGAAGCGTCTTCAACTTCTTTTAATGCTGAATCTATATTTTCGATGAGATCTAAATCTTTGAGGTTTCCCTCGTTCAAATCACGAATTTGGCTTGTCAGATAGTTTGCACTCATCTCATGCTTACGATAGCCATCAAGGACTGACACAGTTGCAATTTCGTTGCGCTTTCCAACAATTTCTCCATCGAGAAAATCGAGTCGAGCCTGCATTTTATTTATATCTAAAGCGCCATCTGTTAGATATCCGCCTTTAATCATTTTCGCTAATGTATCAGCGTCTTTCTTTTGATCTTTTTTTATCTGTAGTTTCTGTGGTAGACGCCAATCGAAACCCAAAAGATAAGAAAGATTTACCTGGCTATCCCATGATTGTTGGGAAGAACTATTTAGGACAGGGCTAGCGAAACCGCCGTTTCGCTCTTTACGAATGAAATACGCAAGTAGTGCGCCGAATTTTGGCCCATAGGTTGGTGCGCTATATTCTTCACTTAAGCCGAACCAACGAAGCGCCAGTTCCTTGCGGAGGTTCTTCGAAGTAATGTCCGTTCCATCTTTTTGTATTTCGTCGGTGTTAGAGTTGCTTGTTTTGCAAATCACGAAATCTTTTCCGCTGTCGGAAAATGTACCACAGAATTTGGAACCGATTATTTCAGGTTTATGAAAGTCGTCTTCTGAATTGCGCTTGTCTGCGAGTAGGTAATGCACCAGTTCGATAAAACTAGTTTTGCCAGTTCCATTACGGGTGTCTTTAGCACCGGAATTCTCATGGCGCTCGGCAACAAGAATGTTTAAACCGCTTTTAAATTTAAGCGATTTAAAAGTTTTAAGATTGCTTGTGAGCTCGATAATCATTGGTTCATCTTCTTAATCAAGCCAGACTCAAAACGAACAGCACCTATTACAAATAGAAAATCGACAGCGAGCAAAAACCAATCGAAGTGAATTGTTGTTACCTCGTTGTCCCGCCGCTGTTCTTGCAAGTCGTGAAACAGCCGCGAGGCTGTCTTATCATTATCCAAAAGCGATAGTAGTTCGGCACCAACACCAATAAGCGCGTTTTCGGTTTTGATGTGTTTCGTTGGCATCAGCATGGCGTTACCTGTGGCACATTCTCGAATACGTCACAAGAATCGAAGTAGTAAGCGACGATTACATATGCTGCCGCTACAATTTTGGCGGTACCTTCACCTCCGCAGAATATTAGCAGTTTACTTAAAATCTCGTCAGGATCGTGACCAAGATCCTTCAGCTCAATGTATTTAGCTCTAATCTCAGCTTGGATTATTGTGGCGTTTTGAGGTGTACTCATATCAGCGATATAACGTTTAACTACGCCGATATGTGGTTGTGCTTGATGAATTACGTACTTAGAGTCCGGGCAAAGACCATTGAAATCCAGCTTGGCTTCGTCGGGAATTTCCCCAAAATAGTCTGGATTTGAGTTGACTGTCCGTTCCGCAACAATTTTCTTTAAAAGTGGACGGACATGTACCATTTGCACATCATTAAAATTCAGGCTCGCGTTTGGGTAAACGTCGATAAGTTGTTGAAGAGTGAGCTTATCATGAAACTCATCTTTCAAAAAACTTCGTGTGCCGGTCGAGATTATGATTTCGGGGTGACTATTCCTTAATACTTCAAGCGTGTCGCTGACAGTCGCTGTAATTCCGTCAGAGTTGTTATGTACAAAAATCCATTCTTTAAGATCGGGCCAATAAACTATAACTTCCGGGAAGCTATCTTTAACCTTCGCTGGAGCTTTTGATGCAAATGTAGAGGGTGATTCCGGAGCATAACATTGATAAACAGTTTTCGTGGAAATACGTATTCCATCACTTTTTTTATCTCCGTGTTTGCCGCCAGCTTTTATCAACTCAAAATCGTTTCCGAACACCCGCGACGCCATCGCTGCGAACCAGTCCTCAAACTTTGTCTGATTCATTGTGGCAAATGAATTGTCAAAGTGGATATTGAAGTCAGTTCGTTGCATGCTCAGTTTCCCCCGTCATAAAACGATTCCTAAGTTTCGCACTTTGGACATTAAGCATTTATGAATTAGCTTAGCTGAATCTGCAATGCCGTCACAAAGAAGTAATAAGCGTGGCATCGCTAAGCTGTATTTTTCAAAATGTACTGATTTTAAATTCAAGAATTGATCGTGAGAAAATTAGTAAAATCAGCTTGCCTACGCATCTATCTGAAATAACTTTTTGTTTCCTAGAGCATCATTATTTTTTTGATTGTAAACGTTAAGTGCTCCACATTTTATGCCATTGTGAAATTAAAATAGGTGAATATTAATTTGGCTCTAGACAGCATGAAAAACTACTTAGACCTGTTGCTTTCTATCCTTCTTATGACGTCGATAAAATTTCTGATATCAGGTATATCAATGTTGCTTGCGACCTTTTGGTTTTTGTTTATGACAAAATTTCTTTCATCTCTACTCCAAATCTCTGACATATTTTTCATATTTGTGTTTTCTATCTCCAAAAGTGCAGCCGCCAATTTTAATTCAATGTTAGTAATTTCATTCTTATTATTTTTAATTTCGCCCTCAATCAAAGCATGGAGGCGCAAGAAGAATATAGCTACTACTTGCAAAATGGCAGCAATTGCAAATCGCGGTAGATAATTTATGATGCTTTGTGCTGTGTCGCTATTCGATGAGCTAGGAGTGTATATAAGCAATAAGATTACTAGAGCTAGAACGGAAATACTTGAGAACATTACACCTAAGACAAGATTTATAGTGGACTTACCTTTAAGTCTATCTGACTCACGGGAGAGGCGTGTTATCAAGGAAATTAATGCGTCTCGCCAATCTCCTTTGGGTTTACCGTGTTTATCTCTATGGCTGGTTTCTTCTTGTCGCTCTAAAGCTTCAGTAAGATTTTTATTGGTAGCAATAAGCTTCTGAATGGCTCTGTAGTTAATGCTATTCTTTATAAAGTCTTTATATTTATTAAATTTGTAAATGCTATCCGTGTTTACTTTCCCTAGATCAGGGTCTTCATTTACCTTTTCAAAAAAATCTCGAAATCTATTATTACCTGTAGAAAAGCTGTCTAATGCTTCATTTTTTAAGCGCTGCTGGCGTTCATTTCGTCCTTCTATCAATTTAATCAGGCTTCGCATATACCACGGCATAACAACTGCCAATATGGCTGCTCCCGTAGCAACCATCATTACGACAGGTACCGTCTGACCAATCGTCTCGACTATTTCGCGAAAGCCCGTAATGTAATTAGTCATAAATCCCCCCCCCGACTTGATGTTTTCCTCATATATAGTAATTGTCGATAGAGCAAATTCAGGAGCAAATCCGATGCGTTCCCTGCGTCGATTGGCACCTCATGAGCGTTGAAATGGTTTCAATGGAGGAGCATCGACTCTTATTTTTTGGCGATCTTTTAATCCAGAGATGGATTAGCATGAGATGATCCGGATTTTAGGCCACATTTTGGGCCACATTTAGCGCCACATAATGAAGCGTGCAGCTTGAAAACACTTTTAAAATAGTACTTTAGTACCCACGGTGAAGCGACCCGTCTGTATCATCCTCTTACGTTATAGTTAGCGCATCTTAATTATTCATCCAGTCTAAGCCACGTCCGTCTTGGAAATAGAACTGATTTCAGGCAAAACTGCTACTATTCGGCAGTGGGGGCGATAGTTATGGACAAACAGGTTTGGCAAGATCTTCTCGCACTTGAAAGCAGGGATATAGTTTCACAGTGGTTTGAGAAAATACACCATCGACAGTTAAACGCGCGGCGTTCGATTGAAATTACTATGGCGGCGCGGCAAGCTCGTGAATATTTTAGAAATGCAAGCACAGCAGATTATTCAGTTCGACCGCTTCTCACATTTTACGGGGTAGCAAGCCTATCACGTTCGGTGACATTGCTATTTACAAAGAACACCGGAGAGGTTGCATTAAAGCCGGGGCATGGACTGGATACGGTAGGTTGGGCATCTGAGCTTCTGGGAGAACTCAGAGACGGCCTTAAGAACGTAGGCAATCTTAAGGTCCAAATATCGGCAGGTTTATTTGATGATTTTATTCAAAGTACACATAATCGCTTACCGGTTCACATAAATGGAGAGAAAGTTGACTGGCGAATTGACTATCATCCACCTAAATCCGGTACAGAAATCTCTTTGCTTGATATTCTTCGTCGTCTTCCTGATTTATCACGGGAACATAAAGTAACTAATGAAGAGGTCCTCTATGCATATGTGAATGAAATGAAGTCTGAAGATGGAAGCACCGTTCAGATTGTCGCAACGAGCGATCAAGCAGAGAGATTAAGTCACCTTTTTCAGAGACATGGCTATAATGTTTCCGTAGACGATCGAAAAATGACGTTTGTTATTCCAGAAATGCTTCTGAGCAGAATACCGTTCCAGTTATTTCATACTTATTTAGATAAGGCATTTGGCAAGATACCCAATCTTCATATTGCTGTCCCTATTGAAAGCGGGGAGCGTTATTCGCAGCTTTCATTTACATATATGCTGGGATTTATATTAGGAATGCTAGTTCGGTACTATCCAACTCAATGGGGAAGTTTGATTGGTGGTGCGAAGGGTGATTTATTGTGGCCCACGATCAATCGTGCTCAGCAGATAGTCGAAGAAACTTTTCCAGAGTTAATTAATGAATTGATCAACGATGTTCTCGCATATCCTTTTGCAGCGAACTAG